CCGGATCATCCGAGGGCGGCCAGTTTGGCGAAGGTGGCGGCGGTGACGGCGGCGACACCGAGGGGCATCCCGGCCCCGGCTATTCGAAAGACGCGCGCCTCGACAAGCGCGGCGTGATTCACACCTCTAACGTCTATGACGCGCAGCGCGCGCTATTTGAAAATCGCAAGGTCGAGTTGAAGCAGCCGAAGCAGGTTGCGACTCTGATCAAGCTGCTCGGCCAAACGATGAAACGCTATCACGAGCAGGGCGAAGCGCCGCCGCTGTTCGATCTCTGCAACGTCACGATCAAGGGCACGAATCTTTTCTGCGCCGAGACGAAGGGCATCCCGCGAGTCGAGATGCCGCAGATGAACACCAAACAAACAAAGGCGTTCATCCAATATCTGAAAGACAAGGGATACAAAGTCGAGAAGGATCGCGAGCTTGCATCGCACCTACGCGCGACGCAAAACCAACTCTCGGCGGAAAAAGTCGTCATCAATATCGAGCGCAACAAAGACGAACCGGAGCGCTTGGAAAAGCGACTCGTTGTCTCGCGCGATAACTATATCGTCGACGGTCATCACCATTGGGCGGCGAAGCTCGCGCTCGACGCCAAAGACAACAAGCTTGACAACGACACCAAGATGCGCGTCTCGCGCGTTGATATCGATATCATCACGCTGCTGGACGAAGCCGAGAAATTTACCGGCGGCAAGGGCAAGAAACCCGCGGGCAAGAAAGATTTCCGCGGGCCGCTCGCGCTCTCGCTCGATCTCACGGTCGAGGATTGCGAAGCGATCTGGCAAAACGATGAGGCCGGATTAGAGCTTGGGCTCACCGATCGCGAGATCGAACTCATTCTGCTCGAATGGGACGAAAGCCAACATCCGCGCGTTCCCGCCGGTTCACCCGATGGTGGGCAATTCGGCGAAGGCGGCGGAGGCGGAGGCGAAGGCGAAGGCGAAGGCGAAGGCACAAGGCCAGATGACGCCGAGCGCGAGCGCGAAGCCGCGCATGTGAAATTGGTTTTGCATACCGGGCGCGCAGTGGCAAAAGAGCTTGGCTATGATCCGAGCAAGGTTTCGATTGGTCGCAATGAAGCAACGCCGGGTGTCAAGTTCACGCTTAACGGTAAGGAATATTTAGCGGCCGGACTGGCTTACACCACGGGACCGATGCAAGGAGCAATCAAGCTTTTCCCGCAACAGATTACCGAATATGAGTTGACGAAGGGCGTCACCGCGCACGAAGTCGAACACCAAAAATTCCAAACTGCGCTCGACAAATATCAAAAGGAAGCCGCGGCGATGATGGCCGATCCCGGCCCGCCGCCCAATCCGAACAGCGAGCATTGGTGGGAGCAACGCGGCGGCAAAGACGCGGTGATGCGGCCGGACGGCACGTTGTGGCCGCCTTACGACAAGAAATATCCGAACTATCAGGCGATGGAGAAAAATTTCCGCACCTACTCGTGGGATGAATTCGCCGACGCCGACGGCGTGTCCGGATACAGCTACGAGTATTGGAAGGGCTTCAAACAGGCGACCGTCAAGTTTGAACTTGCTGTGCATGAAACGCTCGCCGAGATGGGGCGCATCAAATACGAAACGGGGAAATTCCCCAATCACTACGGCGAAGGCATCATCGCGTATCGCGGTGAGGACAAGCCAAAGCCGCCGCAATCGGTCATCGATGCAAACGCGAAACGCTGGCGTGATCTCTACCGAACGGTCGAGAAAGTTTACAAGGGCACGGCATGATCGAGAGCGTCAATGTCAATGGACGCCCGGCAATCGCCGCGTATCTCAATAATCAATTCGAGTTGGTTGATGATCAGGCTTCGGCATCGCTGATCAAGCTCACGTTTACCGACGAAGAAGGCGGCGCGGTGTTTCTCGTGCCCGCGGCCGAAGCAAAGACGCAAAAGGATTGGGACGAGTCGAAGCATCCGCGCGTGCCCGCAGGATCGTCAGAGGGCGGGCAATTCGGCGAAGGTGGCGGCGGCGGCGAGAGCGAGAGCGAAGCAAGCGCTGCCGAGCCGAAGTTAACGCCCGAAGTGATCTCCGTCGGCGGCGACGAATGGAACAAAGCGACGGCGCGCAAGCTAGAGCGTGACTATCAGATCGCGCGGCCGAAGGTCGATAAGCTCGCGACCGAAGCGCCGGAAAAAACCGGTGCCACTCCGGTTGCGCCGGTATCGGAGGGCGATCCTGCCGACGAAGACGAAGGCGAGCCGCCATTCGAGCCGGAGGAATGGGAATCGCTTTCTAACAGCGGACAGAGCAGCGTCGAGGAAGCCTATTACGACCAAAATTTGCAGAGCTACATCGATTCCGAAAATGAAAACTATTTCAACGAACAGGCGCAAGAGGATGCGCGTATGCAAGTCGCGGAAGAATTCAACAAAGACAAAAACAGCGACGACAATCAGTGGGCGATGGATGCGCTCAACGATATGGAGCAGCGCTTTCCGTTCGGCAATCACGAATTGCTCGACGCGATCACGCTAAGCGGCGACGCCATCGAAGGCGGCGGATACGGCGGCGGATCATATTGGAAAAAGCATTTCGAGGTCGAATTCGACGATGAGAAATTGAATGCGGCGGGCAAGGCGCATCATGAAGGCGAAGGGCAGGAGCAATTGCCCGGTTTCGAGCCGCCCGATTATTCGAAACTGCTAACCAAGGAAATGCGCGACGATATCAGCGCGGCGTTGACCAAAGCGTTCGGCGAACAAGCCGAGAAAAAGGCGGGAGATATGGAGCCGCCCGATTATCTCGCCGACAGCGCGAAGGAATTCATGGAGGAACAATGGGGGCAGATGTCGGATGCAGACAAGTTCGCATTTGCCAAACAGCATACCGATGTTGTTAGCGACGAGAGCACCGAGGGCACCGGCCAATATGCTGGCGGTGCAACCGAGAAGGACAAGCCGGAAAAAATAGAAGGGCCGATCGCTATCCCGAAAAAATACGATCCGCTCAACGATACGAGCGGAACGGATTACAGGAACACGCAAGCGATGGCGCGCTATCTCTCGGTCGAGCGCGCGCTGCAAGTGCTGCGAGAGCGGAAGATTCCCGACATCGAAGACAAGAGCGATGAAACAGTGAGGGCCGAACTCGCCCGCATCGATAATCGTCTTTGGTCGGATTGGAAAAGTTCGTCGACTTCTGAGAACGGGAAATTGCTGCAACTGGTCACGGCCGAAGAACTCGGCGGGCGGCTCAACTATAAGACCCATCCGCAAAGCGAAATCGACCCGAACGATTTGAAAGCGACCGCCAATCAACGTTACGACGACATCGGCGGCTATCTCGGGCTCAAGGCTTACTTGCGCGCCAAGTGGGAAGTGACGCAATACATGCTCGACAAGGCCGGGCTGCAAACGTTGCACCTTTATCGCGGCCTCAAGCTCACCAATGACAAGCTCGATCCGGTGCGCGCGGCGGCGGTCAATGTCGGCGAATATCGCAAGGCACCGACCATCAAAATCGATCGCAACGGCGCGGCCTCGACCAGTAGCGACAACGGCGTGGCGAGCGGTTGGGATGGCGATATGAACCGCGTTGTGCTGCGCGCGCAAGTGCCACGCACCGCGGCGGTGTCGGTCCCGGCCTATGGCATCAACATCCATAGCGAGCACGAAGTGGTCATCGCCGGAACGGCTTGGAAAGCATGGGATGCGTGGATCGGCAAAGCGCCGTCGTTCGACGAAATCCCGATAGGCGCAAACGGCACCGGCATCGGCGAAAACGCGGCATTACCGAAGGCAGCGTGATGGCAAAAGAAAAACCGAAAGACGTGCACATCGATCTGCTCGAAACCGATATGCGCACGGGCGCGCACTGGTTGAGCCCGGCGCAGAAAAATCAGGACAAGGCGAAAGAGATTCGCGAGCGCCATCGCGCGAAGGCGAAGGCGAAATCGAAGGATAAGCGCAAATGAACCTCGCCAGATCACGCGAAGATTTTCAGCGTGCCGCGCCGCTCGATCGCAAGGGCGGTCCGCCGCCCTTCACGCGCGATCCGCTACGCTCGATCGTGCGCGCGGCCGTCGCAAGCGGGCATGCGCGCATCGACAAATCGATGAAGGCGTGGGAGCACGCGGAAAAGCAATGGCCGTTCGATGCCGATGCACAATTGATCCTGCGCGCCGCGACCGTACCGCTCGATATGACCAACACGTCGGCGCTCGTGCAGGTCGCGCTCGCCGTGTTTCCGTTGCTGGCGCCATTTTCGGCCGCTGCGCAATTATTCAATCACACACTCAAGCTCACCTTGACGCGCGAAGCGGGCGGCTACGTCATTCCGAATATTGCGCCGGTTGGCGTGAAGTTCGTCGCGCCCGGCGCGCCTAAGCCGGTGTTGCAGGGATCGAGCACGGCACAGCGGATCGATCCGCACAAGGTCGCAGGCATCGCCGTCGCGTCGTCGGAACTCTATTCGCAGGCGTCGGTCGAAACCGTCATCCAACAATTGCTCGCCGAAAGCGCGGGCCCGCTGCTCGATGCCGTGGTCTTTTCCAATAGCGCGGGCGACGCCTCGCATCCGCCGGGGCTGCTTTACAACGTGACGCCGATCACACCCTCGACCGGCGGCGCTGGCACCAGCAAGACCGAGGCGGCGACGGAGGATTTGATCGCGCTCGGCGCGGGGATCGGTCCGGTGTCGGGCGCTGGTCCGATCGCGCTGATCATGAACGTCGCGCAGTATATCTCGCTCGCGTATCGCACCTATCGACAGGCGGAAGATGTCATCTTGATTCCGTCGGGCACCGTGCCTCCTGGCACCGCGATCGCCGTCGCATGCAATGCCGTCGTGGCGGCAATGGGTGCACCGGAATTCGAAGCCTCGACCAGCGCGTCGCTGCACATGTCCGATACTCCGGCGGCGATCGGCTCGGGCGGAAGCTTGGCGGTGCCGGTGTCATCGATGTTCCAGACCGCGAGCGTCGCAACGAAAATGGAGTTGCCGGTGTCATGGGCGCTGCGCTCTCCGTTAGGCGTCAGTTGGATTCAGAACGCCATTTGGTGAGGTGCCGCTATGCCGCTCCGTAAACCGCGAAAAGGTGAGTCGCAATCCGATTACATGAGTTATTGCGTCCCTGAGATGATTGGCACGGGTGAGAACAAGCGCCCGCAGGAGCAAGCAGTCGCCGCTTGTCTTAGCGAATGGCGCAAGGAACATCCGGGCAGCGCCAAGCCGAAGAAATCCGCCGACGAAGTTCGACGCATCGTCAAGCTGTGGTGCAGGCTGCTCGCCAAGCAGGGCAGTGCGATGGATGTGCCCGAAGTCGAGGAAGGCGAAAGTAAAGATGAGTTCATGTCGCGGTGTTCGGAGGAATTGACCGACAACGGTGTGGACGACGACGACGCCGACGATGCCTGCGAACTCGCGTGGCAGGATTACAACGAGGAATCCGGCGCGCGCGATAACGGGCTCGTGCTCAAGCAGCACGATGGCAAGATCATCACCGATGGCAAGGAATTCATTCTCTCGGATGCGACGCCAGATCGGTTCGGCGATATTGTGGAACCGAGGGGGTGGATTTACGAGCATTTCAAGCGCCATCCCATCGCATTGTTCAACCACGACGCAAATTTTCCCATAGGAACGTGGGCCGGGATTCGAAACGACGATAAAGATTTGCGCGCGCGGCTCGTGCTCGCGCCGAAGGGTGCATCGGCTCGCCTCGATGAGATTCGCGCATTGCACGACGCGGGGATTCTCAAGGCGGTATCGGTCGGCTTCAAAGCGATCAAGAAAGAACCGCTCACCGAAGACAATGGGCGCGATCCGTTCGGCTTCGGACCGATGCGCTATCTGCAACAGGAATTGGTTGAGTGCTCCCTCGTGAGCATTCCCGCCAACCCGAACGCGTTGGCGGTGGCAAAGAGCCTAAACATTTCGTCTGAAACTCAACGCATGGTCTTTGGCGAGCACGCCGACGAAAAGACCGTGATTGTGCGCCGGGGCGAGCATGCCCGCGAAAGGCGGACGAAAGACGCAACTTCACATCGCAATAGAAGGAGCAGCGCTATGTCGCTCGCAGAACGCATTCAGGATACGGAAGCCGACATTGTGCGGCTCACCGACGAACTCAACGCCAATATCGACAAGATGGACGACAACAACGTCGCCGACAAAGAGGTTGAGGCGAACAACGTACTCAACGCTCAGATCGCGGCGAAGACCCGGTTGCTCGAAAGCCTGCGCGAATCCGAAAAGTATGTTGCGCAGACTGCGCGAACGGCGGACGGCACGAACGGCCGCGAGCACCGGCTACCCGCGCGGGCGAATGGCCTCAACGGGAATCGCAATGCGAATATCGACGACGAGGAACGCGAGCGCCGCCAGCAATTCTTCCAAAAGACGAGCGGCAAGAAAGAGCTTCAACCGCTCGATTACATGATCCGCGCTGGCGTGGTCACGTATCTTTCGAAGGTGTTCAACCGCGCGCCGGAGGAAATCTGCCGCGCCTATCCGCCCTACAGCGACGATCGCACGCGCGCTGCGGTCGATTGGATGACGCGTGCGGCGGCAAATCCGGCGATGACCACGGTGACCGGTTGGGCCGCGGAGTTGGTGGAAACCATCTATTCAGATTTCATGCAACTCTTGATGCCCACCTCGATCTTCCCGCGCTTGTCCGCGCTCGGGCTCGCGCTGCAATTCGGCCGCGCCGGTCGGATTAGTATTCCGACGCGGGCGGCAACGCCGACGATCGCCGGATCGTTCGTTGGAGAAGGGATGCCGATTCCCGTAAGGCAGGGACAGTTCGTCGCGCAAATCTTAACTCCGAAAAAAATGGCCGTGATCACGACCTGGACTCGCGAATTAGATGAGCATTCGATTCCTGCGATCGAGGGTTTGTTGCGACTAGCGGTGCAGGAAGATACGGCGGTGTCGCTCGACTCGATTCTCGTCGACACCAATCCGGCGACGACGATCCGGCCTGCCGGGTTGTTCAACGGCGTGACGCCGATCACCCCGACGCCGATCACTGGCGGGGCATTCGCGGCGATTGTCGGCGATCTGAAAAACTTGTCCAATGCGCTGATGGTCGCGACGAAGGGCAATATCCGCAAACCGGCGTGGCTCATCAATCCGAGCAACATGAACTCCGCTAAGTTCATCACGTTCCCGACCGGAGCATGGGCGTTCAAAGAGGAACTCAACCGCGGACAACTCAACGGCTGGCCGGTGATCGATTCTGGCACCATGCCGCTCAACTCGGTTGGTGTCGTCGACGCCGCAGACTTCGTGACGGCCGGAGAGGAAGCTCCCCGTTTTGAAATTAGTGACACCGCGACCATACACGAGGAAGACACGAACCCGCAGCCTATCACGGGCGGTACGCCATCGCCTGCGACTCCCGTAAGGAGTCTATGGCAGACGGATTCGCTCGCGCTTCGACTTATCTACAGAGTCAACTGGACGATGCGACGCGCGGGCATGGTTGCGGTTGTCCAAAACGTGGCTTGGTAAACGCGACTCTCCGACCTTGCTATCAACCGTCGCCAAGGAAACGCTCGATCTCTGGCCGATCAATTGGCTTGGGCTCTCGCGTAACTACCTTGGCGACGGTGAGATGGAAATCATCGCGGCGCTCGTGCGCAGCGTGAATGCCAAGACCATGATTGAATTCGGTTGTCGTGATGGGCGCACCGCATGCGTGTTGCTGCACAACGTGCCGACGCTTGAACGCTACATCGGCATTGACGTGCCGATGTCCTATCAACCGGGATTGCGGCACCAACGAAGCGAGATGGTGCCAAATCCCGGCTGGCGCGCGTTTAGCGATCCGCGTTTCGAGCTTGTGCTTCGTCCCTGCGGCTCGCTCGATCTTACCGAGCGCGATTTAGAGCCGTGCGATGCGGCGTTTATCGACGGCGATCACAGCGAACGTGTCGTGACCCACGATAGCGAACTCGCGCGGGCCTTGGTGCGACCCGGCGGGATGATCATTTGGCACGATTACGTCAACCACGCGGTCGAGGTGACGCGCGTGCTCGATCGGCTCAGCTTTGACGGTTGGCCGATCCAACAAGTTGATTCGACGTGGTTAGCTTTCATGCGCACTTAGCACGCGCGTGCATACTCTCCGAAAAACCGTCGAGCGGCGTGGATATAGGCGGCATGAGCTTCTTTGGCTAAGATAAAACGACCGAGATAGATGCGCTGACCACGAACAATAATTTGAGCAGTATATTTGCCCCTGTCCCAATATGCGCCTTTGAACGGCGACAAGCGTTGCTTCTGCCCGCGACTGTTTGCGGCATTTTGCGAATGATCGGCCTCACGAAGATTGCACCATCGGTCATCATCCGGAACGCCGTTTGCGTGATCTACCAATTGACGCGGCCATTTGCCTGTCATGTATAGAAACGCCAACCGGCCAGCGAAAAACATTCGTTTGTCAATCATGATTGCGCGACGGCCGTCCGGTTTTGGACGAACGCTTCCCGCGAGCGTTCCTTTGCGTTTGGTGCCGCGTGGCGGATCAACGCGCCAACGGAAAATGCCCGTCTTCGGATCATAGGAAAGCAAATGCCGCAGGCGAGATGGGGAAAGAGAATCGGCCATGCAAAAACATAGCGCGGACCAGTGAGCCGATTCAATGGCTGGCGTTTTGTCGAACATAGTGCCGGACATTTACGGCCTGCACGTCGCGCAAGGCGTCGAGTATCTGTGGCGCAACGACTTTGCCACGGCGCTGGTCGAGTTCGATCAGGCGATCGCAATTCGCGATAGGCCGCTCGCGCGCTGGAACCGCGTGCTCACCCTGCTCGCGCTCGGGCGCTATGCCGAGGGCTTTGCCGAGATTGACACCCGGCGGCCATACTTTCCGACGCCGGAGCGGCCGGGCGTGCCGCAGTGGCGCGGCGAAGATATCAGCGGCAAGCGGCTCGTGGTCATGCACGAAGCAGGCTACGGCGACACGATCATGTTTCTGCGCTATGTGCCGATGCTCAAGGCGATGGGCATCGACGTGGTGCTCGACGTTCCGCCCGCGCTCGCGCGCGTCGCCGCACAACTCGCGCCGGTATCGAGCGATAGCGAAGTCGATTACTACTGCGCGACGTTCGATCTCGTTGCATTGTTGCATCAATCGATCGATACGATCCCGCCGCCGCCGTATCTCGACGTAGAGGCGGCGCTGCGCAGGCAATGGGCAGAAAGGGTTGGCAATGGCGGTAAAAAGAAAATCGGCATCGCGTGGTCAAGCAACACCTCGCACTTCGGCGAGCACGCCAACGGAGAGCGATCAATCGCGGCCGTTCAGTTTTTACAACTTCTCGGTGCTGATGATTGCGCGCTGTTTAGCTTACAGGGCCACGATCGAGAGCAGGCGGTTGGATGTGGCGTTACGGCATTCGAATATGCCGATTATGCCGACGTTGCAGCCGTTGCCTCGTTGATGGACGAAATCGTATCGATCGATACCGGTGCACTGCACATAACCGGCGCGATCGGGCACCCGAATATCTTCGCCATGCTCCCCTTTGCGAAGACGTGGCGATGGCATAACGGTTGCCCGTGGTATCCGGCGATGAAACTCTGCGAGCAGATCGCCGTTGGAGATTGGCCAAGCGCATTCGCGCAACGGCGGAGTTTAACCAAGGAGTAAGTACCATGCCCGACCAAAACGACCCCAATCGAGAGAACCGCGAACGGCTGCTCAAAGAGGGGCAGGAGGCGAGCGAGCATTCGCGCAAAGAGTTTGCCGAGCGCACGCGCGGCAGACCCACGCCGACGCAAGAGGAAAACGATCGTGCCAAGCTCGGCGAGCACGTTCTTGAGCACGAGCCCGATGGTGGCGAGGCCGACCCCTACCACGAGCGCAATCTCGAAGCGCAACGCGGTGCGCGCACCGGTTACGATACGCGGCACATGTCGCCGCAATCGCAGCATGGCGCGCCGCGGCAACCGCAACAGGATCAGCGCGACCAGCGCGCGCGCCCGCCCGGACAAGCACCAAGCGGCTCGCAAAGCGGCGGCTCGCACAGCTAATGCGGACTTCGGTTCCCATCGTTAGCAAAGCGAACGGCGTGGTTGCCCCGAAAGAGGGGCAGCCGCGCCCGCCGCCGTATTATCTCCCGGTCACGGGCGGATTTCTTGGTGATTGGGGGAAATACTGGAACTGGTGGCAGATGGGTTACGATCCCGTCGGCGTCGGTGGGCGCTCGGCGATGGTCGAGGCGTGTGTGTCATCGTACAGTCAGACCGTAGCCATGTGCCCTGGCGACCATTGGCGCGCCAGCGGCAAAGGCGGCCGCAAGCGCATCACCAATTCTGCGCTCGCGCGCGTGTTGCGCCAGCCCAACGACTATCAATCGATCTCTGATTTCCTGCTCAACGCCGTTCGCTCGCTTTATCTTGACGGCAACGCCTATGCATTTTGCCTGCGCAATTCGCGTTACGAAATCGACGAGATGCATTTGATGTCGCCGCGAGCGAGCCGCGGCATGGTCGCCGAGACTGGCGATATTTTCTACCAATTATCTGGCAATTGGATTGTCGATCGCCGCTTCGGTCCGCTCCCGCATGTGCCCGCGCGCGATGTGCTGCATATCCGCTTGCACCAAGGTCGCCGCGAAGACCCGTTGCTCGGTGAGTCGCCGTTGGTTGCCGCTGCGCTCGACGCCGCCGCAGGCGACGCGATCAAGCGCCAGCAATTGAATTTTTACCTCAATCAAGCGCGGCCCGGTTTTGTGCTCTCAACCGATCAACTGCTCGATCCCGATACGGTCGATGCCGCGCGCGATCGATGGGATGAAAAGAGCCGCGAGGGCGGCACGGTCATTCTCAACGGCGGATTAAAGCCGGTTGCGATCCCGATGGTGACCGGCAGGGATTCGCAGGTTGCCGAAGTAATGAAAATGTCGCGCGAAGATATCGCGCTGGCGTTCCGCATTCCTCTCGCTTTGCTTGGTATTGGCGGTGCAACCGCGGGCGCGACCGAAGCGCTAATGCGGGAATGGATTGCGACCGGATTGGGCTTCGCGCTCAATCATGTCGAGGAAGCATTCGGCGTAACGTTTGCGCTCAAAGGCCAGCCCGACGAGTACGTTGAATTTGATACCGATGCGCTGTTGCGCGCTGCATTCAAGGAACGCATTGAAGCGCTCGTGCGCGGCGTTCAAGGCGGAGTCTTTTCGCCGAATGATGCGCGCAACATGGAAGGTTACGATAGCGTAAAATTCGGTGAGGAACCGAGGGTCCAACAGCAAGTAGTTCCACTTTCGGCAGCGGCAGGCATCCCGGCGGGCTCGCCGGGCCAACCAAAAATACCATCTGCCCCGCCCGCTCCCGCAGCGCCACCTCAACCCGGCGCAGAACGGAGCCAAGAGGAAGATGTCACAGATATCATCGCACGAGAATTACGAGGATGGGCAAGCCAGAGCCGAATTAGCCGCGGCGAATGCGCTCGCTTTAATCCCTAACAGTATCAAAGCAGCAATCGGTCTAATTCTCGACGACGTACAGCGCGAAGCGGAGCGCAGGATCGAGCTTATCGACGCGACCGCGAAAGCAGTGGTTGCGAGCGCGAGCATTGCGATCGCTAATTTGCGTGCCGAGAATTCCGAGCTACTGCGCCGCATCGAAGGCTTCATGACGGACAAGGGCGAGATCATCGATGCTCGCCTTGCCGTCGTGCGTGACGGGCAACCGGGATCATCTGGACCGAGCGGGAATCCCGGCCCGCGCGGTGAGAAGGGCGACCCCGGTGCTGCCGGTCGTGATGGTTCTCCGGGTGAGCGCGGCCCTCCCGGCCCGCCCGGTGATACCGGAGCGAGCGGACCGGCCGGGAGGGATGGCGCAGATGGTCAATCCGGCCCGGCTGGCCCTCCCGGCCAACGTGGTGAGCGCGGCGAGCCGGGGCAACCCGGTACGCGCGGCATCCGTGGCGAGCGTGGCGATCGCGGTGAGAAGGGCGACAAGGGCGATCGCGGCGAATCCGCCGATCCCGAACTCGTGTCGCGAGTCATTCAACCGGTGGTGCTCGATAAGCTTGAGCACCACGCGATGCATTACATTGATACCGCGATCGACAAAGCGGTCGCGAAAATCGACATGCCGGAAAAGGGCGAGCGCGGCGAGCGCGGCGAGCCCGGCGTGCAAGGTCAATCCGGCGAGCGTGGCGAGCCGGGGCCCGAGGGTAAGCAGGGACAGCCCGGCGAGCGTGGCGAGCGTGGCGAGCGCGGCGAGCCCGGCGCTCTCGGCGAGAAGGGCGAACGCGGCGAGCAAGGTGAGCCCGGTTTGATCGGCAAGCAGGGCGATCCTGGCGCGGTCGGTGAACGTGGCGAGAAGGGCGAGCGCGGCGAGAAAGGCGAACGCGGCGAATTCGGCCTGCGCGGCGAGATCGGCCCAATCGGGCAACGCGGCGTGCGCGGCGAAGCCGGTCAACGCGGCGAGCGCGGCGAGAAAGGCGATACGGGCGTCGCTGGTGCGCGCGGCGAGCGCGGCGAGACAGTCATAGGCCCCAAGGGTGAAAAAGGCGACGTAGGGGCACGCGGCGAGCACGGCGAGCGCGGTTTACCCGGCGTCCAAGGTTTGCCCGGCACGCGCGGGCTGCGCGGCGAGCAAGGTGCGCGCGGCGAGCGCGGCGCGAGCGGTGTCGATGGCCGTGATGGCCTCGACGGCAAAGACGGCGCGCGTGGTGAGCGCGGCGAGCGCGGTGAGCGCGGACCGAACGGATTTCTGCCGTCAGTCAAAATCTGGCGGCAAGACGAAATCACCTATGCGGGGGCATGCGTCACCTATGGCGGCGAATGCTTCCAAGCGTTGTGCGATCTCAAGTCGGTTCCCGGCGGTGAGGGTTGGCAACTGATAGCCGCTGCCGGAACGCCGGGCCGGGACATGGTGATCCGCGGCACCTATGACGAAAGCGAGAGCTACCACGCCCGCGATCTCGTGGCGTGCAACGGCGGATCATTTATCGCTCGGAAGGAGAATCCGGGCGAATGCCCCGGCCCGGATTGGCAGCTTGTCGCGTCGCCGGGAAAGAAGGGCGAGAAGGGTTTGCCCGGCGAGCAAGGGCTCAAGGGCGAACGCGGTGAGGCGGGCGTGAGCTTTGCCGGTTTCGATGTCGATCGCGCGAACTTCCGCATCATCGCCAAGATGTCGAATGGCACCGAGCACGCGCTCGAAGTGCGCGGCCTGTTCGAAGAATTCCTTCGCGTGGCATGAACCGATGCAACACCTTCTCAACGTGCTTACACCCGCGGATTCCGTCGCGCTGCTCACGCTCGCCGAAGCCAAGACCGCGCTCAATATTCCGGCAAGCGATACCAGCAAGGATCAATCGCTCACGTTTTTTATCGAGAACATGAGCGACACGCTGGCGACGTTGGTCGCGCGCGTCTTCGTCAAAGAGCAGGTCGAGGAAACGTTTTACGATATCGTCAACTATCCAAAGCGGCTCTTTTTCTCGCGCTGGCCGGTCCTGCTCCAAGATATCGTGAGCATGGTCGACGCCGATGGCAACGATCTCTTGCTCGATCCGCGCCCTTGGGTGTTAGAGCAGCGCACCGGCATGCTCTACAGAACGGACGGCGGATGGTGGGATGGCACGATCGACGTGGTTTATTCCGGCGGTTATTTGTTGCCGGATGATGCGCCGCCCGCGTTGAAGCAACTCGCCGTCGGGCTCACGCGCGAAGCCTACTATCAAATGCTGTTGGGCGCGATCTCGGCGGGCAACATTCGCATGGTGAGCCATAAACATGCGAGAGTCATGTTTTTCCCAACAGGCGCGCAGCAAGGTGCGATGGGAATGAAGGGCGTCGCGGCATCGCCCGCGATTCAGAAGGCGGTCGACAGTGTGCTCTCGCACTTCTGGCGACCGTGGCTTTGATGCCGCTCCTGGTCGACACGCACGAGCTAGATCAACTCGCCGAACTTTTTCGCCGCCGGGCAACGCAAATGGTGCCCGATGCTGTGCAGGAAGGCAGCCGCCGCGCCGAGAGCTATGCCGCGGCAGGCGGGCGTAAGCGTCCCGCCTCGACGCGGCGCTATCACGCGACCGGACGGCGCGTGCGCCGCGTGCACAGCGCGACAGGTCCGCAGAAGGCAAGCATGATCGAGCGCGTGATGTATCACCGGCTGCTCGATTTTTGGGGCAACTGGTAGATGTCGATTCCGTTTCCAACCGTTGCGTATCTGCCGTGTTATCAGGTCTTCGCACGGCCGGTGACGATTTATCCGCTCGTGAGCCAACCGGGGGCGGGCGCATACGATGGGCGCGGCATCTTCGATACCAACTCGATCGAGGTGATCGCGCAGGACGGATCGCTGTATGCCGACACGCGCACCGAACTCGATATCTTGCAAAGCGAATACGATGTGCTGCCGATGCAGGGCGATCGCGTGTTCATCCCGTGGGATGCCGAGGTTGACGGCGGCGATTTCGAGATTGCGGATATCTCTGACAAAGGCAACGCGGGCGGGGAATCGACATTGACGCTGCGGAGGCTCGTGATCGATAAGCTCGTGGGCACCGCGTATTCGCTCGGTCCGCTCGATTTCGCACGACCGAGACTTGTGTCGTGGCGGCCGTCATGAATTCCTACACGCCGTACAGGCCCCCGCCGGTCACGCCCGATCCGCCCGTCAGTGCGATCACGCCATCGCCCGCGCTGCCGCCGACCCCCCAATCGTATTCGCTTGTCATCCGTGATGGGATTCTGGAACGGCTCAAGACGGTGCCGACGTTTTCGACCGTCAAGCTCTTTGCCAAGAACCGCGGCAAGGGTCCAATTCAAAACGAAAACATCCCCTTCCTCGCGTGCTATTTCATGACCGAGGATTGGGGGCCCGACGGTGATATCAATGCGGGCGCGCCGAAGTTTACGCATCGCCTCAAGCTCGGTTTCTCGGTCATCATTCAAAGCAACAACAACGAAGGCGCGGAGCAAAATCTCGATATGGCCCATTGGGCGATCATGAACTACCTCTCGCTGCAAAGTTGGTGGCACTTCCCGATGCCCGATCCGTGGCCCGACGCGATGATTGAAGGCGTCGAGCGCGGCAGCCGCAGACATGTGTTCGGCAACGCTGGACTCAATAACGAAACCCCGATTGCCGAATTGCAGATGGATTTGACGTTCGTGCACCGCACGTACTTCCCGCCGGAAGTGAATGATCTGTTCTTGAACATGCACCTAACCCTCGCGCCGCAGTGGCCCTACGATCCCGGCGCTTACAAACCGCCAGCCGAGTACGTGTTCAATATTCCGCAAGACGACCCGACTGTGCCGCCGCCCGTGGTGCAGCCGATCAAACCCGAAGGCAAAAAGTAGGAGGCACAGATGCCGCAAGTGAGGTTCGATATCAATCAACGTGGTCCGCGTCCGGCCCAACGGCCGAAGCCGCTTAGGCCGAGAGCCCCGGCGGCGATCCGGCAACAACTCCTGCGCGACGAAGCCAAGAAAGAACGCCGCATGCCGGAAGGCATGGTGCGCGTGAAAGCAACGAACCGGCTCGGCGAGGGCATCATCGGCAAGTTCATTTATCATCCAAGTGGCCATCGCACGTTCAATAAAGACGGCATCGCCGAATGGCCGATGGATAGCTTCACGCGCAACCGCGTTCGTGACGGCGACGTAACGATCGAGGCGGCGGGCGCAGAACGCGCACAAGTGGAGCAGCGCCCCGAGCAACGCCAAGAAAACGACAAGCGACGCCCGCAACGCGAAGCGCCGCGTACCGAGCACCCGGCGCAATCGAGCTAAGATTCCGCGGCGCTCGGTGAGCGCTCGCGCACTTCTCGCCAGTGCGGCCATGTGCGGCCGATACAGGCATCGCCCCACGGACAGTCGGGGCAATCGCAGCCCGCGCGAAATTCATAACGGAAGCCTGATCTCGGCTTAGGCGGGCGTTCGTCAATCGAAGGCATGGAAATAACCAACGTAGCTGCGCGCAACGCGGCTGCGCGCACCCTCGCACGTTCACGATCGCCAACATAGGAGGCATGTATGCCGATCGAATTCCAAACTATTCCGTCAAACTGGAAGCAGCCTTTGTATTGGGTTGAGGTCGACGGCAGCATGGCGGGATTCCCCGAATCCCACATGGCAGCGCTGATCGTCGGCACGATGATCACCAAGGCCGGTTCGCCGTGGCTTGGTGCTGGTGTGCCTGACATTCCCGTGCTGATCGGCCGACAAATGGATGCGGACAATTTGTTTGGTCAAGGCTCGGAGTTGGCATGTTCCATGAGGGCCTATTTTAATAACAACTTCGCAAACGAAGTGTGGGCGCTCCCGATGGCGGAAACGCTCAACGCGAGCAACGCCACCGGGACGATTACGTTCTCTGCTCCATGCACCGAAGCGGGAACGTATTCGCTCTATGTCGCCGGGCATCATATCCCGGTGAATCTCTATACGACGATGACGGTCGATGACATCGGCACCGCGGTCGCCGATGCGATCAACGCCTTGCCTGATCTGCCGGTGACGGCCGCCGATCTCACTGGCGTCGTGACGGTGACGTGCAAGTGGGGCGGCGTGACCGGCAACGACATCACGATTTGCGACTCCTACTACGGACGCATCGGCGGCGATGAGCTTCCGATCGGCTTGGGCGTCGCCTATTCCGGCTTCACGCTCTCGGGCGGCGTCGGTACCCCGGACTTCGCGAACGGTCCCGCCATCTCCAACCTTGGCGAATACGAATACGAATTCGTGTCGCTGCCCTGGACTGATTCCAACACGCTGCTCGTGTGGGAGGAAGAATATGGCTTCGGCGACACCGGGCGATGGGGCTGGATGCGCCAACACTTCGGACACATCTTCTCGGCCAAGCGCGGCACCTATAGCGATCTCGTGACGTGGGGCCTCACGCGCAACGGCCGCGTGACTTCCGTCATGGGCATCGAAATGACATGCCTCTCGCCGAATTACGAATGGTCCGCGGCCTATACGGCGAAAGCCGCCCGCGCACTGATCAATGATCCGGCGCGCCCGCTGCAAACCCTCCACCTCGAAGAAGTCATCCCGGCCAAATTCCACGAGCGGTTCAATCTGCTTGAACTCAATACCATGGCCGGATCGGGGATCGCGACGCAACGCACGCTCACCGACAACACGCCGATGATCTCGCGTGAAACCACGACCTATCAGCTAAACTTCTACGGCTTCGGCGACGACGCGTTCGAATTGGTCACCACGCTCGCGACACTTGCGAAGGTGATCCGCAATCAGCGCTACGCAATCACAACCAAATATCCGCGGCACAAGCTCGCCGACGACGATACAAGGTTCGGTCCGGGGCAAGCGATCGTCACACCGAAAATCATCAAAGCCGAACTTGTCGCGCAATACGAACTCGATATGTGGAACGGTTTGGTCGAGAATTTGACCGAATTCAAAAACCACTTGATCGTCGAACGCGACCCAAATGACCCCAATAGACTAAACGTTTTATACCCACCTGATCTAATCAACCAGCTTCGCGAGTTCATGGTGCTTGCTCAGTTCCGTTTGCAGTACAATCGCGGCCTCGATACCGCGATCATCTAACGAGTCCATCCTCGCGCGACTCGTTGACGATGTTGCTCGCGCCGCTTGGCAAGATAAGCGGCATGGCGGCGCGAGTCTTTCCTGATCTCCCAATAGTAAGCCATCACGCGGGCAATGCGCTTGTGTGAATGCTTGCGATAGTCGCGCTGATTGTACTCGCGGTTCTTGTGCGGATGCGTCCGCATGTAGCGACGATGATGCTTACGACAACAGTCTTTGCACATCGGCCGCAAGAAATCGTGTCTCCACCAATACAAATAAAAATGTGCGCGCGTCTTCGGAAAACGGCGGCGGCATTTCGTGCATCGCTTCAACGCTGGCATAGGAGGCTAATGTGGCCCAACGGATAGCGGGAATTGCGTTTCTCAAAGTAGATGGCGACTTGTATCCGCTTCGCGGAAACTTCACGGTGTCACCGTCGCCGACGGAGCGCGCGGGAATCGCCGGGCAGGATTATGTGCACGGGTTTTCCGAGTTGCCAAGAGTGCCGTACATCGAAGGCGACGTGTCGCTCGTGCCCGAATTGTCGATGGAAGACGTATCGAACATCGTCAATTCCGTGGTGACGGCGGAGCTTGCCAACGGCAAGACGTACTCGCTCAAAGAGGCATGGTGTCGCTCGGCATTCGAATTGAATACGCGTGAAGGTCAAACGCGGATTCGGTTCGAAGGCACGACTTGCGTCGAGATCAATCCGTAATGATTGATCCTAACGTTTTGCGCGATCAAGCGGTCGCACGTGCGCTTGACGACAGCGGCATCATGCCCGGCTGCAACGAAGACGAAGTTGAAGCGTTCCTATCGGCGCTCGAATCTCAAGGCTATGTCGTTGTGCGAAAGGCCGAGCCGCAGGAGGAATGACGATGACCACGACCAACGTTGAGCAACATCTGATCGAGGCGGGCTTTACAGCATTCGCGGCGGCGCAAGCGCCGTTGCGACCGGAGGAAATCATCGATATGCGCATCGCGTTCTACGCGGGTGCGCAGCATCTTTTGATGAGCATGGCGCGCGCACAGCGCCGTCTCGGGCCAGAGATCAGCTACGCCGAACTTGACCGCGAGCTACGGGAGTTCGCGGACGAATGCGCGTTGCGCCACGTCCATTGCGAGGGCAACGCCTAACAACAGGAGGGAATTCATGGTGGATCAGGTTAACCCGCAAGTCCCGCTCGACGGGGCGATACTTCCGCCGGAGCAAGAGCAGCCGCAAGCGCAGCCGCAGCCACAGAGCAACGGGCAGCCAAAGGCTGCTCCACCGCCGGATCGCCCCGCGCAAGAGCCTACGCGGATGGTCAACGGCAAACCGGTGTGGGACGGCAAGCTTGTGCTGCGCAAGCAAGTCATCGCCAATGGTGAACCGGCGATGGAGATCACGTTTCGTGAGCCCACGGCTGGCGATATCGAGCGCATCGGCAATCCGGTGCTTGTCGGTATGTATGAGAACACGCCGAAGATTCACTTTGATACCGGGATCATGACGCAAATGATGGCGCGGCTTGCGACCGTTCCGCCGTCGACGATCCGATCGATGCATCCGAAGGATTGGAACAACGGCGCGTGGTTGCTCGCCGATTTTTTCATGCCCGATCTATAGCGGAGAATCCAGGGGAGTTGATTCTCCACTGCTATAGGTTGGGCAAGTTCTATCAGATCGACCCAGAAACATTCCTAATAAAACCTGTGTCCGACTTGCAGCGTGCCGTCATGTGGACGGACAAGCTGATTGAGCGGACCAATCAGGAATCGGCGTTGGACGATTAAGATGGCCGACGAACGCGCATCGGTTACGCTGACACTTACCGACGAGATGTCCGACAAGCTGTTGGTGATCACCAACGAGATTGACGGCATCACGCGGCGCTTTGCCGTCTTGAGGTCGACGAGCGACTCCGCGTTCCACAGCGTTGCAGAGAATGCGCAAAAACTTCCGGCGTCGTTGCGGCAAATGCAACAGGCGTTGGACAAGATGCCGAACTCGATCAAAGAAGTCGAGGCGAGCTTTGCGAAATTTGTCGGTGGGCCGATCCGATCAAACATCGTCGACTTCGCGGCAAAGCTCGGCGGGCTGGCCGGGCAAACGGTCGGCTTGGAAAAGGCTGCCGCTGGTGCAGCGTCGAAGATGACCGAGTTGGTGCTTTCGCTTGGTCGCGCTGGCGGCATTGCCACGGCGGCGATTGGTGGCGTTGGCGCGTTCGCTTATGGGATTTATCAGGCGGGCGAGCGCGTGCGCGTCGCCTACCAACAGATGCGCAATTTTCAAGCGCAGGTCGGCGAAACCAGCAACGTGATGATCAACGCTTGGGGCCGCGCCTTCGAAGAATTTGGGGAAAGCGCTGAAAAGGGGGAGGAAGTTCTCGGCAGGATGGTCGAGCAGCTTGCGGCGTTGAAGCAGCAAGGTGCCGCGGCCCCGTTATTTCAACGTTTGATGCAGGTCGATCCGGCGGGCCTAAACAAATATCTCGAAATGTTGCAACAGGGCGTGGCTTACGAAGAAGTCGCCCGCAAGATGATGAGCGATATCGGACGGGAATCGCAAAAGAACACTCAGTACGCGCGCGAGTGGGGCCAATATTGGAACGTCACTTTGCGCTTCATGCGCGATGGCGGCGAAGAACTTGAAAAGCAACGACGGTTGATGACCGATCCGGCGAATATCGAAGCGCAGCGTAAGTTACAAGAACAACAAGCGAAAGTCGCGGAATCGCAGAAACATCTCAACGAAGAAATGCTCAAGCTCAAGCCGGTCATGCTTGATGTTGCGAGCTACGCGGTCGGACAATTGAATTCGGTGATCGAAAAGGTCAACGAAGTCACGCAAGCAATCAAAGATGCGAATTGGGGCAAAATTGCTTTCGAGGCATTTAAGCTAACGCCGGTCGGCGCGGCGATATTTCGATTGCTTATCCCCGGAGCACAATGGGCAGTTGGGCCACATGGGCAACAGGAAACCGAAGAACAAAGCCAACAGCGCATCGATCGCCAGCGCCAAAACCTGCCGCCTTCGCCGCCTGCGCTTTATCAGCGGCGAGGTGGCGGTGCAGGCCAACAAGGTTATGATGCCGACACGCCGCAGCAATTCACGGGCGGCGGTGTAGGTCGAGGCGACGGTAAGTTTGTTCCCGATCTCGCGTGGGCCAATCAATTACACGGCGAGCCGTCACGCAACATCGAAGATCGCCGCGATCTCATTCGCACCGAAGAAACGAGCGAGGGCTATCTGCGCGAGGTG